CGTCTGAGGGGTTTGCGGGAACGATCGAGGCAATCACATATCCTCTCGAGTTCGAGCCATACGACGGATCAGACTCAAGACACTGGGCACACCAGCAGTCTCGTAAACCCTTCGGTCTGAGCTACCAGACTCTCACTAGGAATGACCTGGATGAGACGTTCTACGATGTCCATCTGGTCTACAACGTTCTTGTCGAGCCAACAGACCGAAACTACAGGACAGTCGGTGAGACTCTTGATCCGACAATCTTCTCCTGGGATTTCACCACGCTCCCAGAGGAAGTTCCGAACGCCAAACCGTCGAGCCATCTCGTACTTAAGGGTTTTAGGTCTAATGACAAGGTTCTTAGGGGTCTCGAGGAAGTCTTGCATGGAACGGATACGACTCAACCTCGTCTTCCGCTCCCTTCAGAGGTCCTTCAGATCGTCGATGAAAGTGCAGTCATCCGAATCATCGATCATGGCGACGGAACCTGGACGGCGATTGGTCCTGACGACCTCGTCAAGATGCTGGACGCGACAACTTTCGAGATCACTTCGCCGACGGCTGTGTTTCTCACCGACGACTTGTACCAGATCAGCTCGTACTAGACTAGGAGGTATCAATGGCGACAATCAATGGCCTAACCGCCGAGCGAATGATCCAGATTGAGAACTCCTCAGTCACGAGTGGTTTGGTAGATGCTCAGGGTCGTCTCATCCTTAAGACTCGAGGCAACGACACCATCGACGCTGGTAACGTTCGTGGTCCTCAGGGTGATTTCGGCCCGACAGGTACCGTGTCGATGTTTGCCGGGACTACTGCGCCTGCAGGATACCTCATCTGTGATGGTGCGGCGGTCTCTCGAACCACTTATGCTGCTCTGTTTGCTATCATCGGCACGACCTATGGCGTGGGTAACGGAACGTCTACGTTCAATCTTCCCAACCTCAAGGGTCGAGTTCCTGTCGGTCGTGATGCGGTGCAGACGGAGTTCAGCACTATGGGTGAAACCGGCGGCGCAAAGACTCACACTCTGACCGAGTCTGAAATGCCGGTTCACACTCACGCTCAGGATGCGCACAACCATACGCAGAACTCCCACGGACATAGTCAGAGTTCGCACACGCACACTCAGCAGTCACACAACCACACGCAGAGTTCGCACACGCACAGCCAGTATTCGCACAACCACAGTCAGAACGCCCACACCCATAGCCAGCAGGCTCACGGACACACCCTGGCGTACGGAAGCGGTAGTCCGTTTAACGGTGACCGAGTTCCGATTGGCAACTCAACGACTTCTGTCGGTACCGATCCACACCCCATCGGTGCAACAATCTCGGTCAACAACAACACCACAGCCTCGAATCAGGCAGAGACAGCCAGTAACTACTCAGCGACCGCTGTTAATGATAGTGAAACTGCGACGAACTACTCGGCCACAGCAAGTAATAACACCACTACGGCGAGTAACAACGCAACAACAGCCGTTAACAAGAATACCGGCGGCGGTCAGGCCCACAACAACCTTCAACCGTACCTCGTGATGAACTACATCATCAAGACTTAGGAGTCACAATGGAATTCGAGATCGAGATTACTGCCCGAACCAGTGACGAGGGCGGCATCAAGGGCTCTATCGAACGTCAGCTTGCCGAATTTGGCGGTGAGGCGACTCTTCTCAAGCAGGAGGGTCCGTACCGCGTCGACTCGTCTGGTACCTACTGGTTCGAGGTTCGACAGACCTACACCATTACTCTCTGACATTCAAAATGGGAGGAATCTCTCGTGATTACGTTTGAATCATCTGGTTCCTTCGACCGCACTGAGAAGTTCCTCTCCCGAATGTCCCGAGGTGACATTTTTCAGAGTCTCGAATCGGCCGGTCAGGCCGGTGTGCAAGCTCTCGCCGCGGCTACTCCGGTAGACACAAGCGAGACTGCCAACTCTTGGAGTTACACGGTCAAGAGAACCCGAGGATCATACAGTATCGAATGGACAAACGGACATATTGTCGCGGGTGTCCCTGTGGTGATTCTCCTGCAGTACGGTCACGGCACTGGAACGGGCGGTTACGTTCGTGGTCGGGACTTCATCAACCCGGCCATCAAACCGGTGTTCGACAAGATCGCAAATGATGTGTGGAAGGCGGTGACTTCGGCATGAGCAGCATTGACGAGCGCATCGTCTCAATGAAGTTCAACAACGGGCAGTTCCTTAACGGAATCAAGGGAACGCTTGACGCTCTGAGTGGGCTCAAGAAGGGGCTCAATCTCGACGCGTCGAAGAAGGGTCTGGATGAGCTTGCTCAGACCGGACGTAACTTCTCTATGCCCGGGCTGCATTCTGCGGTCGAAGGGGTCTCTGGCAAGTTTATTGCCATGGCGACCATCGGCATCACAGCGCTTACCAACATCACAAATTCGGCGATTGCGGCCGGTAAGCAGATCGTCAGCTCTCTCACGGTCGATCCCGTTCGAGAGGGTCTGGCGGAGTATGAACTTCAGCTGAACTCCATTCAGACGATCCTTGCCAACACGCAAAGCAAGGGTTCGACGCTTGCCGACGTCAACGCAGCTTTGGCTGAGCTGAACACCTACGCCGACAAGACGATCTATAACTTCGCCGAGATGTCTCGAAACATCGGTACGTTCACCGCGGCCGGTGTTGATCTCGAGACTTCAACTCAGGCGATTAAGGGTATCGCCAACCTTGCCGCAGTCTCCGGCTCGAACTCTCAGCAGGCCTCGACGGCGATGTACCAGCTGTCACAGGCTCTGTCCACCGGAACAGTCAAGCTCATGGACTGGAACTCGGTGGTCAACGCTGGTATGGGTGGTCAGGTCTTCCAGGACGCCCTGAAGGAGACGGCTCGTGCCCACGGTGTGGGCGTCGACGCCATCATCGAGAAGCAGGGGTCCTTCCGAGAGTCTCTCTCCGAGGGGTGGCTCACGGCCGAGATCCTGACTGACACCCTGGCTGGCTTCACCGGTGACCTCAACGCCGAGCAGCTCAAGGCGATGGGTTACAACGAGGCTCAGATCGAGGGCATCCTCAAGATGGGTCAGACGGCCCAGGATGCAGCCACCAAGGTCAAGACAATGACCCAGCTGCTCGACACCATGAAGGAAGCCGCAGGCTCCGGATGGGCGCAGACGTGGCAGCTCATATTTGGTGACTTCGAGCAGGCTCGTTCGATGTGGACCAACGTCAACAACGTCCTTAGTGGCATGATTGACGCCTCTGCTGATGCTCGTAACGAGGTCGTCGGTGAGTGGAATCGTCTTGGTGGTCGTGATCTCGCTATCGAGACGATCGCACACGCCTTCCGCACTGTTCTGGACGTTATCCGTCCGGTCAAGGAGGCGTTCCGAGAGATATTTCCTCCGGTTACTGGTCAGCAGCTCTATGAACTTACTGTGAAGATCCGAGACTTTGTCACGAGTCTCCAGGTGAGCGAGGGTACCGCTGCCAACATCAAGAGCACGTTCAAGGGTGCTTTCGCAGTTCTCGATATTGGCCGCATGATCATCATGGGCCTCGTCGGGGTTATCATGGATCTCTTTGGTGCAACAACCGAAGGGGCCGGAGGCATCCTCGACTTTACGGGTAATCTCGGTGATTTCCTCGTCCGTGTGCGAGACGCCATCAAGAATGGTGAGGGGCTGACTCAGTTCTTCAGCGGTCTCAGCAAGGTCCTGGTGACACCGATTAAGCTCATCCGTGAATTCATCTCGTGGATCCGCGAGCTATTTTCGGGTGGGGTTAAGTCGGAAGGGGCCGAGGAGGCCTTCGACCGTCTTCGTACCCGCATCAAGCCACTCCTTGGGCTCGGAGAAGCACTTGCTGCTATCTGGAAGCGCATGGGAGGGGTGCTCAGGGGAGTTATCGACTTCTTTGCGCCGCTGGCTACCGCTCTGTCCCAGTTCTTCTCTGGGATCGGGCAGGCCATATCTGAGTCTGTGTCCAACATGGACTACGCGCAGATCCTTGACAGCATCAGTGTCGGTCTTCTTGGTGGAATCGTCCTGCTTCTCAGGAACTTCCTCAAGGGCGGCATCAATGTTGACATGGGAGGTGGCCTCGTCGACTCCGTTAAGGAGATGTTCGGCGGTGTCACTGAGACTCTTGGTGCGATGCAGGCCCAGCTTAAGGCTGGAACCCTTCTGAAGATCGCCGGTGCAATCGCGGTCCTCGCAGCGTCGGTCACCATTCTGTCTCTCATTGACCCGGCCAAGTTGGCAACCGCTCTCGGTGCAATCACCGTGATGTTCCTTCAGCTGGGTGGCGCAATGGCGCTTCTGGAGAAGATCACAACCGGTCCAGGGTTTGCTAAGCTTCCCTTCATCGCTGCTTCTCTGATCCTGCTGTCCACGGCAGTTCTTATTCTCTCAGCTGCGGTCCGGAGTCTTTCGGGCCTCGAGTGGGAGGAGCTGGCTAAGGGCCTTGCAGGAACTGCAGCACTCCTCATTGCAGTGGCTGGTGCGGTAAAGATCATGTCGGGCGCCTCTGGTGCTCTCGTCCGTGCAAGTGTCGGTCTTATTCTCATCGGCGTGGCTCTCAGGATCCTTATTGGGTCCGTCAAGGAGTTCGCCGACATGGATTGGGCCTACATGGCTAAGGGTATGGCCGGTGTTGCAGCGGCACTCCTTGCGCTTGGTCTCTTTACGAGGCTTATGGCGGTCAACAAGGGTGCTCTTGCTTCGTCGGTCGGTCTTGTTATCCTTGCCGGAGCACTGAAGATCATCGTGAGCGTGATCAAGGACTTCGCTGGTATGAAGTGGGCCGACCTCGGTAAGGGGTTTGCCGCTATGGCTGCTGCACTTCTGCTTATTGCAGGTGCTGTGGCGCTTCTTCCGGCCTCACTACCTGTCACGGCTACTGGTCTCGTCATTCTCGCAGGCGCTCTCGTCATCGTCGCTCAGGCGTTGAAGATGATGAGCGGTATGACCTGGGAGGAGATCGGTAAGGGTATGACGGTTCTTGCTGGGTCGCTTCTGATCCTTGCTGGAGCGCTATATTTGATGTCTGGTGCACTTCCTGGTGCAGCGGCCCTCATTGTGGCGGCGGGTGCGCTCGCAATCCTGACTCCGGTGCTGCTCGCAATGGCGGCTATGAGTTGGGACGAGATTCTCCGCGGTCTTTCCATGCTGGCAGGAACATTCCTCGTCCTTGGTCTGGCTGGTCTGGCACTTACGCCTGTGGTTCCGACTCTGCTTCTGCTCGGTGCCGCCATCACCCTTATCGGTGTTGGTGTGATCGCGGCAGGACTAGGCGTCTTGGCCTTGGCAGCGGGTCTTACGGCCCTGGGAGCCGCAGCGGCGGTGGGCGCAGCAGCTATTGTCGCTGTCGGAGCGGCCATTATCGGTCTTATTCCGGCAGCTATGATCGCTCTCGCACAAGGTATCGTCGGGATGCTTGGGGTGTTTGTCACAGCGGCACCTCAGTTCCTCATCGCGGCTACGACGTTGTTCAACACGCTTCTCGACGCCGTTAACGATGTCTCTCCGAACATCATCGCTACAGTGACGAAGCTTATTCTTATGCTTCTTGCTGCTATCGAGACAATGGTGCCGGAGTTCCTGAGTACTGCGGTTGTGGTTATTTCCTCCTTCCTCGAGGCTATCGCCATCGTGGGACCGCAGATCATCAGTACAATCACCACGCTTATTCTTGAGGCTGTGGACGCGATTGTGCTGCTGGTTCCCAGCTTCGTGACTGCTGGTATGGACATCATCATCGGTGTTCTGGATGGTATTGCACAGAAGGTTGACGACGTCATCACTGCGGCAACGAACATCATCCTCAGCTTCCTCCAGGGAATTCAGGACAACTACCCGCTCATCATCGATGAGGCTGGACAGACCATCGTCACGTTCGTACAGGGTCTGGCAGACGGCATCAACAACAACATGCCCGCGCTTCGTGAGGCGGGTGCGAACCTGGCTATGGCCATTGCTGACGGTCTTACCGGCGGTTTGGCTAGCCGTGTTGGTTCTGCTGCTCGCGCTGCTGCCGACTGGGCCGGTGGTGCTCTTCAGGGTGCTAAGGACGCTCTTGGCATTGCCTCTCCCTCGAAGGAATTCGAGAAGATTGGTAAGTTCGCTAACGAGGGTTATATTAAGGGCTTGAAGGGTAATCAGCACGACGTTGTCCGGGTTTACAACGAGATGTTGGACCAGACAAAGTGGTGGGCACAGAAGACCTCTGAGGACCTTCGAGTTGCGACTGTCCGTCTCAAGCAGTTCCAAGCTGAACAGGCTAAGGCAGCAAAGAAGGACAAGAAGAAGTTCGACAAGGACATCCAGAAGCAGAAGGAGATCATCAAGCAGGCTCAGTCTGAGATCAAGGCTGCCAAGGCATCTTACGAGCTTGTCAAGAGT